ATCTTGTGGTAAAGAAGGATCTAATTCAGCAATACCACTGATAACTTGAAACTTACCTAATCGATCAATGAATACTTTATCTTTTCTTGGTAAATAGAATGAGAAATCGGCTTCTACATTTGTGCCGATCTTAGGTAATTCTACAACAGAACCACCTGTGCCTGTGAAACCTGTACCTGCATCATTGATACGTGGTCTGAAATCTAAACAATCTCTTAAATCATATAAACGACCTTTGCCTTCAGCAGAAATGTAAGAAGGTATGTTCTCATAATCAATCACACCGTCATAACTATCAACACTGAAATAGTCACCAGCGCCGTGTGTAAAATAATCAAATGTAACTAGAAGTCTACCTGAAGGAACAGGTTGTCCTGGTTTTAATTTAATCTTTGCAAGATCATAGTATGCATCTTTTTGACCTGTGTCAAAATCATAACGACTTGTAATATCAGTATCACTTGTTGTTGCTGGTGTTGAGAAGTCAGCAGCCATGTAAACAGATTTTAATTGATAACCATCTGCTTTACCTAAACTGATTGCTGTCTTTTCAGCAGCCACTTGTGTGTCAACTGTTGTTGTAGCATCTTCTACTAATGTTTTAGATTTTTCTGTTGCGTTTGCAGCTGAAACACGAACAGAAGCAATTAAATCTACTGTATCACCATTTGTTGCTGGATTTGTACTTAAACCTGTTAGACCACTAATCGTAAGTGTTCTACTTGAATTTGTTAACGCTAAATCTGATGATGTAATATCTAAAACATCACCTGCACTTAAACTTCCTGCTGGCGTATTAATAACTAAAGTATAATTTCTAATATCAGAGATAGAAGCAAAAGTTTCAGATGCACCGGCAACAGTATAAGAAACATTGCCACCAGATATTGTAGCAGTTGCAAACTTTCTTCTTACGGTGTATGCAGTTGATTTTTCTGTATCTGGATTTGCAGTTGTATCACCACGGATTCTTCTTACACGAAAATAATTTGTATCATATACTAAAACTTTTTGATCTGGTCTTACAAGATCAGCACTAAATCTTTTTAATTGACCTGCAGTGATTGAAGATGATGCGTTTGCAGCTAATTCTAATGAAAGATTATTAGTGACAGATGACACAACACCGACATTTATTCCATTGACAATGAGATAATCACCTGCCTGAACTTCCGTTAAAAATAATGTACCTTGACCAGTGACGGTTGGATCTGCTGTTGTTGTAACAGTACCTGTCAGTGTAACGTCTGTCGAATCAATATCACATGTAAAGGTTGCACCAGAGTTAGAAACAGATTTTACATCACGTGCAAAGTCTTTACCACTGTTCATTTGAATATCAAATAAACCTAACTTGAATCTTGTTGTTGCAAGTGTGCCAGTATAATCACCGTCATGTAATTCTATTGAACGAACTCTTGCCGTACCAATTGTTGACGGACTATCCGCAGTTAGTTCATCTCTTAAATTAACTTGTTCAAAACTATCAACATCAGGTAATCCTACAAGTGCTTCGACAAGAACATAATTGCCGACAGGTGTTTGAATAGGTTTATCAGTTACTCGATCAAATGTTCTTGGTTTATCAACAGCAACGATTTGTTGTGTCATCGTTTCTAATTCATAACCTTCAACGTAAGCTTTACCTGGTTCAACACCAAGTGCTAGTTTCGTTGCATCACCACCATTAGCAGCGGTATAGATACCACGATTTGTTCCGTCATCTAAGTGTTCTCTTACATCCATTAAGAATGGTCGAACTTCGTAAGAACCTGATTCATCAAAAGTTCTACGTGCAAGTGTGTGTTCTAATTGTGAATAATCAGAATACTTTACAAACTTTTTAACTTGACCGTTTTCTATTCTTGCGAGTTCAATAAAGTCATCATCGTCTGTATCTGAAATTGTTTTCTTTGTGAGTGTTAAAAGAATTTTGTATCGATGAGCACCTGGTGCATTTTCATTTGTAGAACCACGTGCATTGTCTGTTAGTGAACCGTCATCTTCAGGTGTAACAAAACTTTCTGTAATTGTAAAACCAATTCGATAAGATGGTGTGTTTGTGTACTTATCTAAAAGAATTGTTTGTTCAGTGTTAGCAACAAAGTTACCTAAAACAAAATACACGCCTGCGTGGACACGTGCGGCTGAACCAATACCTACAGCACTTTCTGTGTCTTGTACTTGAACAGTATATTCTGTTGTTTGATTCGATGTAAGATTAGTATTTGTTGTTGTTGTATTGTTGGCATTTGTTGCGGTCAATACTTCATTTCTTGCGAAAACTTGTGTTGTGTTATCAGAGGTAGCAGTGTTTTCATACTTGATGTATAAAGTAATAGGGTCAGTATCAGTAGCGGCTGTAGAACCGATTACTCTTGCCTTTAGACCGTTTGTGTTAGAAATAATTTTATCTAATAAGTTTGCACGATATGATTCAACACTTTCACTATTATATGATGCTTTGATTTTAATGAAGTCATATTCTAAGTCAAAGTTAAGATCACCAGGAATAACCATTGAACCTTCTTCGAATACGTGTGAACCAAAACGTTCAATTTGTTTTTGAAGAATGGTTTGAAGTTGTGTTAATTCTCTTGCCTGAACAGCAAAACCTGGTCGAAATAATACACGATGAAAATTTTTATCATCCCTAAAGTCATCATAATATGGGACTACATTAAAATTGGTGGCCATAATTTATTAAAACTCCACAATTAATTTAACGTTTTCAGTTTGATCGTCTGCCCTCGTAATTGGTTTTCTATTTTCTACATATAAAACATCACCACTATCTTCTCTTAATTCTGGTGTTGTATCAACACTAGAAGGTGTACCAGAAGCAGTAGATACGGCACCTGTCACAGTGTCAGATGTTGTAAAGTCGACAAGATCACCATTAGTATCAACACCTTGATCTGTAAACTGAGGTTGAATGTATCGAACTGTTGTTGTGTTAGATGTTGTTACTACATCTACAACATAACCTATTGCACCTGTAGAACTACCTGTAATTTTCTCATCAGCTTGAAATGCAAGTACAGATGAGAATGTTAAACTTTTTGTTGCATCAAGTGTTGATGCTGTTCCAATATTACCTGTTGTACTATCAATAGGATTTTTTAATAATACAATTCTTCTAAAATCATTTGCAACGTTAAAGTCACCTGAACCGTCATCTTGTTCTAAGTTTACATTCATCATCACATAAAAACCACCTAACTCTTTGACACAATCAGTAGCATGTCCACCTTCTGGTGAAATAATAAAGTCGATGTCAGCACCACTTACATTACCATAGTCAGATGCAAGAACACTTGCATAAGTATAACCTGATCCTGCATTAGTGATTGTTACACTTGTCACAGCGTTACTTGATACTACAATAGTACATTTTCCGCCGGTACCATCACCATGTATAGTGACACCCGAATATGTTGCATCAACACCACCTGATCCGGCAGCTGTTACTTCAACATGTTCGATTGCACCGTCTGTTGTTGAATAGTCTGTAGATTCGGTTGATACGTGTATAAAATCTGTTGATGCAAAATTTGATTGTTCTGATGCAGTCAATGTGTACATATATTTCCACTTGTAGTTATCAGGTGATGTGGTAAAGACAGATGTGTTTTTATTACCTGTTGGTTCTACAGTTGAAGCTGCACCGTTATTGTTATCGATACATTTGTAAACATCAAATGTCGAATTAACTACATAGAATGTTGCATCATATAAACTTGTTGCACCAGAATCAGCAGAGATTGTTGTACCTGCTGTATTAATATTTCCATAATCATGTCTATAATAATCATAGACAGTACCTGTTGTCCAGTTTCTTCTTGGTATTACAAGAGAAACATCGGTACTTGAAACTTTTTTTGCTGATAGTAAATCATCATAGTGATAGTATTCAGAACCTATATCATCGTTAGGTGTGGGTGGATTAGTATCAGTTCCGTCATTAAATGCTTGATTATCTGCAAAAGCCTGTGGTCGACCAATACCTAGATAAAAAGTATCCGAACTGAAACTATCTTTAAATTGTTCAGCATTGTGTACTCGAAATTTGTTTGTTATTATTGCTGGCATGTTAATTCCTTCATATTATATTTATATTTATACTCCCGCTCCTATGATTGTTTTTACGGTTGATCCTGTAGAATCTTTAATTAATAATGTTGACGCACTGGCAAGTTGTGTAGATGATATACTACCAGATGTCACGGCAACTGTTACTGTATTTGTGCCTCCAGTTGTGGTGATCGATTGACCACCTGAGATGGTTACAGTTTCACCCAATGCAACAGCATCGGAAACACTATCACCTGCAAAGGTAATAGAACTGTTTGATAAACTTGAATTGCCAATATTAGATAAAGTATTAGATGCGCCACTAATTGTCTTATTGGATAACGTATCTGATGTTGATGCAGTAATAAATCCAGAATCATTATTAAATCCTGATATAGCAATATTTGCCTTTGTTAACTTCTTTTGAGCGTTAAGAGAATCAACAACAACAAAGAAGTCACCATCAGCGTCTGATGTTGATGTGGTTAATTCAGATAAATCTACATCAATTTGGTCTGCCTGAACATCTATTAAATTACCAGCGCCA